GTCTTAAGTTTGGCCCCCGCCTGGCGTACCTTGCTGACATCCCATTTAGGGGCTTCCCCGGCGTACAACAGACTAATTAGCTGACGAAGAGCCTTTGCCCAGCCCTCTTTGCTGTCAGACACTACAATGGTTGTCTGTGAATCAAAGACCTTCTCTGGTACTTCTGGCAACTTATTCACACTGCTGGCCTCAACAGAGAACCCTACACCAGTGCCACAGAGTAAAATGTACATNGCCTCNTCAAACGATTTAGGATCGTCAACGGGAAGATATGAACAATTAAACCCTGCAACATTNCTNCGCTCAAGAGCCTTACCAGAAGTCATCAACGCTCGCATGGATGGCATAACTTCAAGGTTGTTGACGGCATCTTCAAGCATTTTGCGCTCTTCAGCGCACATATCATAACCNCTCTTCTCTTTCAATGAACTTTGCATAAAGTCAAAGTATCGTGCCACTGTCTCAGACCAATGCTCACGCCGTTTCAAGTCAGGTAGATAACGACTGTACCGACTTTTAGCGATGTAGGTTTGATAATCATTCATAAAAAACTTCTCCAACATGGTTAATATAAAAAAGGTATTCTTCTTCTGTTTCTTCTTCTTTTATTTGTTCAAGCCTTTTCCTTTTCTTCATCTCCACAACACGATGTTTGAACTCCCCGTCATCGAATAAGAACTTTGCTCTTACCTTCTTAATGGAGGTAGGCTTTAGTACCGCTTCTGTCTTCGCCATTTTCTAAAAATTCCAAGATATTTTCAAACATCACAACACAAGGGGTAACTTCTACCTCATCATCATTGTTTAATGGGGGATCAATAATAGTCTCAACAGAGGCACTCTCATCATCCACATTTCTTATAATCAATGTAATACTATTGATCTGCATCAACTTCTCCTTCATCTCTTAATAGTTCCATCTCTGATACCAACTTATCAAAGTTCTCTTCAATATGTTCTTCTAATGCTTCTACTAATTCAAATGTACTTAGATTAAGAAGGTCTACTAAATCACATTCATCATAGGTGACTGCTAACCATTCCTTTAGTTCCTCTAGAGTTACCATGAAGTCTCCTTCTGTACCTCTCTCTGAAGATACCAAATAGCTTTCTCAAGATCTGCGGTCTTGCTCTCTTTATGTTCACACCTGGCAATATACTTAACAGCATTACCAAGATTAAAACCAAGACCCCATCCTTCGATAACTTCAATAGGCTCTGGAGAGACCTTACGGTAGTGGTTTGCAAAAGGTGCTACACTTTGTAACTTTCTCTTTAATTCCATCCGTTCAGTCATTACCGTATCTTCCATTCCGCCACTCATATCATATCTCCATTCTCTAAAGTTCCAAAGATTAAGTGGCGGGAACCATAAATCAGGCCACCTAATCATTATTACACTCCTGCTAAAATAAGTCCAGACTTTTCTTTATCTAGTGCAGTGTAGCGTTCCCTCATCCATGTACCACAATCCTGGCATTGATGTCGTTGGTAACTTGCAGTTAGTGAATGCTGCAAACCCCTACGCTGCAAATGCTTAGACCCACAATTAGTACAAACCATAGTCTTATGATCACCATACAGGCCATGATTTGGGTGGCCATCAATCCAAGGTAAGAGTCGGTCATAGAGCTTCTCAAGTAGGATTACATCCTGTTTGTTGTACTTCTCCATGAGCTTCCATGCAGACGGATCATTATCCATACAGGACAGCCACAGTTCATGGCCACCTGTAGCCACCTTCTTACCTAGCCCTAGTTCTTGACTAATATGGTCAAGTTTATTACTTACAAACCTAAACTTCTTCTTGACTACTCGTAGTAGGTCAATATTCTTTGCTGGTGGTAGTGGTGGCATAGAATACTTTAAGAATTCTCTATTGATTACCGGGATATCAAAACGATTACCATTATAGTGAATTAGGGCATCAGCCTCTTGCATCAGATTATGCAAACCTTCAATCATATTAATATGATCGCTGGCATACTCAGAATCAAAGATAATACCTTTCTCACCATACCATTTAGCAGTGTAGCACATAACCCTTGAGGTCTCGTGCAGTTGGTTGATACCGATGTTTTGTTGCCAGATACCCCACACTGTCGCAAGGTTGGGGCTGCACTCTACATCAAGAAGCAATCTTTTCATTTTCAATCCCTTCGATAGCAAGTTCAACTTCTTTATAAGTAGCAACTAAGTTTCTATACAATGCCCGGAGATTGTTATTAGTTCTCCTGACATTGTTGACCTGATAATCCAGGTTAACTAGGATCTTCCGTAGAAGTCTTANCTGGTCTGCTGGTCTTTTTGACATAGATCTCTTTCCTNTCTAAAACATTTACCTTAAGAATGTGCATCAGGTCTGCAACAGCATCCTCTGAAACAGTTTGTGCAAGGACAATAGTGTCCTCATCCTCAAAGACATTGTACCCAACCGTGATTGCTGAATATTTCTGGGCCTCTGTGGGGATAGGTTGCCAGCCTTGTGAGCTGTAGTGGTCTAACCATGTAATTGCTTCTAGATTGAACATTAGAGCCATTCCTTTTTGATAGTAAATTCAGTGCAATATTTAAAACCGTGTTTTGCTGCCCAATCACCATGTGTCATTCGCTTCCCATCTGTTACCCTTTTCCTAGACCAAATTAAAGGTTTGTCTGGATCACTGAAGATGAAGATAATCTCCCACTCTGGGTTGCTTGCTTGAATATCTACATACTTTCTTGCCTCTGCTGCATCTCTAAAAATTCCCTTTGCTTCAAAAAGAATGTTTTTACTTTGATTTACAAAATCTGGTAAGTACTCCTTCTCTTGTGTGTATGCTAGTCTGAAAGGTTCATATTGAAGGTGTTTTAGTTTACCTTCCCCAAGTTTCTTTTCAAGTTTTGATCTATACATTCAGTAACTCCACATTTCACCTGGCTTTCTTCTGATCCACAAAAGCTGTCCAATAAGCTGGATTCTTTCTCTGATCTCTTCAGGCGATAAATCAGAGAACTTTGCTGCGTAAGCCGTATAGACCGCATCCTTGTACTGTTCCTCATTATCTAAACCCTCCAAGATCTTCTCAGCCTTCTTGGGGCCAATACCCTTGAGTCCGGGGATATTATCAACAGTATCCCCTGTCAAGACCTGTAGGTAGAACTTTTTCAACCCTTCTTCTGGTGTAATATATATCTTCTCCTTTCTGACTAGGTGATAATGCCAACCGGGGATCATTAACAGATCTTTATCTATACTACAGATAACTGAACCATCACCAAGTATCATTTGCTCAATACCTAAAGCATCATCTGCCTCTTGCCCATGTGCCACAACCGCTGCCTCATACTTTATAAGATATTCCTTTAAGGCAACATAGTGTTTAGGCTTCTGCATCCCTGCCCTATTTGCCTTGTACTCTGGATATAAAGTATTACGGTAATTACCCTTTGAATCTGTTAAATGTAACTTATAGTCCCAACACTCAGCATTAAAAGTAATCTCGTCGATATACTTATTCATCCTGAGTTTGGCAATATCCTCTGTCTCTTCCTCTGTAGAGAAACCTACCCTATACAACAGAATATCGCCATCTATTAGTGCAATCATTGCTTGTTTGCTTTCTTTTCATAAGAACAATTATGGCAGTCGGGTTTGGTTCCCTGGAGTATGGCCTCCTTAATAATGCCACAAGGTAGCTTACGATGCTCTTCAAAAGTCCTAGTACAAAGAATATCTATATAAGACTTATACTGGGCAATCATCAAGTCTGGATTCAGCATCATCTTTACTTACTCCATAATATTCTAACACAATCTTATAGGCTTTAATTAACTTATCCACTCTCTTTTTCTCTNTCTTTTTATCGAAAGAGTACANTGGTGGGAAGCCCTCCTCTGAACTATTAATCAGCAGCTCTAGATCATTTTTCAATGTAACTGTTGTGATTCTCTCAGCAGCATCAAAATCAATATTAATATCAATATTAAGATATTCTTCCATTGTTAACTAGCTCCTCAAAAGTATTAAACATTTGCTCAAACTTAAACTTGTACAATGTTGACATCCCAAGTAAAGCATTCTGGAACTCGTCCTCGGATAACTCGCGATAATCTGGCATATGATATAGTAGATCTATATCGTCAACCACTGACCAACAACCAAGAATCTGCTGCTCTAAATCAAACCTATCTGCCATAATAATCACCAATGATGAACTGCGTTAATAATAAGAACCAGATCAGCTATTACTGCTAGTATTACATAAAGCTGACCAACTGACAGGGAATAGTTCATTGCAAATAACTCCAATCTGTTTTGCTACATCCTGTGTTTCCGTCTGTGCGTGAGAATCTGTCCTTTGACGGAAAACACGATGAAAGGCAAGCATTGATCCNGTCCAGAACCAGGTAGTCATCATGTTCTGTGGNAGAANCATCCTAGCCTGTTCTGGGGCTACGCCCAGCTTAAGTAGTGCTTCATAAGCGTCTGAGGCGTACTGTGATGANATCAGAGCCGCTTCCATACTGGAGTATTGGTCTTGCAAAGGGGATGAGCTACCTTGCTTGGCATTGATAGGTTTACCTCGCCATTCAGTAGGGATATAGAACATAGGTTCATCATCTACATAACGGCGACTGACCTCATTCCAACAAGACCTACTTGATGCTTTACTAGCTGGCGAGCCACAAACACAGGAGCACAAACACGAAGAGTAATACTCGTATGTGCAAAAGGACTCCAATGATTGTGTTTGGCCAGATAAGCAATAAGTTTCTCATTCTGTTCCTTTGTGTAGAGTGACGCTACTTTATCAAAAGATACTCG